ATCTCAGACATTTCTTCGTGCGTCCGTGATACACCCATACGACGACATGCGACGAAGAACACGGCACCCATCAGAGCCCTCCTAGTTTCACCACGCAGTTTCAGGGCTTCTGTCTGGCTCCGAAAGAGAGCACACGCTTCCTGAAGAATGGCTTTCGTGAACCCGTGGCGGTAAGCGTACTGATTCAGTGTTTCAAGAGCCGACAGCCACGACCGCTCAGAATGCGAGGCGAGAGACCAGGCGGATAAACGCTGAATGCTCTTGAATGCGGGCGACGATACTTTCCTGTTCATCGCCATAGACCCGTACGACGAGTCGGGAAGCAGTTGATTGATGGTCAAGCCGACACGCGAGGGATCTTCATTGCGGTCTTCGGCACCGTAATATCTCCACTCCGCACCTTCATCAATCGTCTGCTCCATAATTGTTCCACACGACGTACATACTCTCTGTCCCTCATCAACCAGAACTCCCTTCTCCGGATGATCACACATTCCCTGTCTTGCTACTTCAGCCATGTCGTGTGTACAAATGTCCGTTTTTATCGAGTCATGGAATGACGCAGGAAATCCATAGCAGAGTCGTCATACACAAAGGGACGGTAATCGGCCCCAGAGCGGGGAGGAGCACGTAACCTAGGTTGAGTATTCAGCGGCTTGATCCAGGAAATCACCAGAGTCAGAGTTGGAGTCACCCATACTTGGAATCCCTGTTCGGTAAGAGCGTCCCTGACATACTCCACAGCTTCCAGGTGGTCATAAAGAGGGTACCCAAACACAAAGGAGGGAACATCGTAGACAAAATAAGGGGCGGAGGGGTTCTGAATAGCGTAGGTTTTGAGTTGGGATGATAGGTTTGACAGAACTGGACGCATAGCCTGCATTTTTGCGGTCTTGCGTTCATCCTCCTGCTTCCACAGGTCTTTGGCCCGAAGCATTTTCATACACGCAGAAAAGAAGCATCAATGAAATACACGGTTCTAGGTTTGAACGGTGGAGGAATGCGTGGATCTCTACAGGTAGGTGCACTCCAAGAACTCGCGGAGCAGGAGGGAGAACAGTACCTCAGTTCGGTGTTCACGGACGGAGTGTACGGCATTTCCATCGGAGCCCTCATTGCAACTCTGATCGCGTTCGAGTTTTCAGTGGACGAACTGAATCTTCTTACTGAGCTCTTAGGGAATATGCAGGACGCGTTCAATCCCCTGCGTCTCCAAAGCCTCCTCAGTCTCACCCAGACAAATGGGATCGACGACGGCTCTAAAATCTACGCCCTGCTTGACCGGGAATTCAAGAAGCGTGGCCTTGAATTCTCGACCCTGCGTATCGGGGACGCCGCTATACCTCTGCACATTATTGCTTCGGACCTGTCAACCCTGAAAATCACGATATTCGGACAGAGCATTCGGGTATGGGACGCACTGCGGGCATCGTTTTCGTTGCCGTACATTTTCACGCCGCACGAGATTCAGGAGCACCTGTTTGTCGACGGTGCCCTTCTTTGCCAGAAAATCATGGATGTCATACCTTCTAAAAAGCGGCCGCACACCCTGCTCCTGCTGACAACACAGGAACGCAGGGTAACTCTGGACAATTATCTGGGGATGGTTCCGTTCTGTAAGGCTATTAAGGAGACTTACGCAACGAAAACTGAGTATCACGACAATACTTGTTTACTTGTTGAAGATGGGGCACAGATGGTAAGTTTCTGGAACTCGGAGGATGTTGTCCGGCACTTAATCGGTATCGGACGAACCGCCTACCGCGAGTTCAGGACCGACCGCCTCAACAAGAAACTCGCGTAGGACTTCAGTCTTGGGCGGGCCAACGTACTCGAATGTCCTGGACGATGTTTGGAGCTTGTATGTTGGGTATGAGTCAACCTTGAACTCCCCGCACTTCTTGTCTGACTCGCAATTGATATGCTGGATATCAATCTTTTTCCCGCCATACGTCCGATCCTTGAGAATCGCCGAGAGACTGTTCATTACGGGGATAGCGTCCTGGGAGTAGGGGCACCATTCCGTATAAAAGAAGAGAAGGTGAGCTTTGTCATCGGGTATACCAATTTCCTTGACCTCCTCTACGATCATGCGGCTGGCGGGGGGATATCCACGAAAGACCCAGTAGAGCCCGACAAAGACTAGGAGAGTTACCAACGTAACTCCACTGGCAATGAGGCCTGTTTTCAAGACGTCCATCTGTTATTTATTTAGGATAGAGAACAGACGTTATTTTCCGTTCGCGAGCATACCACTCTCGATACGCTTGGTGCTGAGGAGTACCAGAAGCCAAGTTCCACATAAGACTATGTGTTTGACGCTCGGGTTCACCTAGAACATGGGGCTTTACGATATACCACCTACCGTTATGCCGGAACATTCTTCTTTACATATACGAGCTCGCTGTCTTAAAAGCGGGCGGGGAATCCAACGAGGTTGGCACCAATACCGAAGCCGGCACCCGTGCGGGCCGAGGAGCCGACCGAGGGGGCATAGATATCGAGGATGGCGAACACGGCGAGGGCCGTGAGGGCGATCGTGCCGATCTCGTCGACGCGGAGCTTCTTGCCCGGCAGCAGGTAGCAGGCGACGGCGACGGCGAGGCCCTCCAGGGCGTACTTGACTAGACGCTTGACCAGGTCGGCAACATCAATGCCAACAGACGGGGCGGGGGCAGCCTTGGCAGAGGAATCGGACATTTGTTTATACTTGATGAAGGAGAAAAATTCAGGTGGGTTGGGAATAAGTAAGTAAGGAATGTTCTCGTCCTATGTGATTATTGTTCTTTACGTTCTAGCCATCGTAACACTCGAAGTGTGTGCGATGAGCTGCTTCAAGTCGTCCCTTGAAGATTGGCGGTTCTACCTCCTCGGCGTCTTCTTTTATTCGATGGTCGGATTGATGCTGATTCAAACCTTCAAACTAACTGGGATGGCCTTCACGAACGCACTGTGGTCGGGACTGTCGGTCATGGCGACGACGACGGTCGGAGTCCTCTACTTCAAGGAACGGCTGCACCTCCACGATTATATTGCGATTGCGATGATCGGAGGAGGTGTCCTCATCTTGAAATTCACTGAATAACCGCCGCGGGAAAAAGTCGTTTTGAGAGTGGGGGTCAATAGATATAAATAAATGAGCACGGATCGCAAGAAGGTTGAGCTTCCCAAGACGGACGAGGACGGTGTGGTGGACTACCTCGACGAGGACCCCGAGCTCCCCAACCAGCGTTACTGCATTGTGTCCTTCATCTCGCCCGAGAAGGTCATTGAGCGGAAGCAGGACTACTTCTTCAAGAAGTTCCTGCAGTGGACGGACTACGACTTCAAGGTGAAGGGCCTGGAGCACCTGGCCGATTACATTGCGAAGAAGTACTCGCTCAAGATCGATGATGTCATGAAGGACGTCCACGACTTCGAGAAGACACACCGCAACGAGCTGAAGAACTCTGATGTCCCAGAGCAGTACCAGGTGTTCCTCCTCAAGCACGAGAAGGAGGTGCAGGAGTCCTTTGACCGGGCGAACAGCTTCCAGTGCAACATCCGCGGCGTCAAGGTCCGCCGTGCGTTCCCGTCGTATGAGGAGGCTCAGCTGTGGTGCAAGGTTCTCCAGCGGAAGTACCCGAAGGACAACCTCATGATCGGCCGCATGGGCTGCTGGCTGCCGTGGGAGCCGTCCGAGCACCTCATGGAGAATGTGGAGTATGCGAACTCGCAGCTCAACGAGATCATGCGGAAGTACAAGGAGAACGAGGCCAATCGCGAGCTGTTCTTTGCGGAGGAGCGTGAGGCGTCGGTAAAGGCCCAGAAGGAGGAGAACGCCAAGCGTCGGGCGGAACAGAACCAGCTGCAGGATCTCGCAAAGCCCGTTCACCCGGCGGAGGGAGCGATGAGGGAGTAGACTAAAAATCGTTTAAGTCGTTTCCATATTCTACATAAAATGGCGGATCATCTACAGTATTTAACAGATTCAGAGATTCTGGGAGTGGGAATTCCCCGTCTTTTCCACATGGTGTGGGTAGGCCCGAACCCCATGCCTGAGTTTGCGGTTCGCAATTTTGAGACGTGGAAGCAGCTTATGCCTTCTTGGACGTTTCGCCTGTGGACGAACAACGATATTCACAACGGTGAGTTTCCCGACGATATTCTTGTTCGGATTCACGAGAGTAATACCGGAGTTCAGAAGTGCGACATCATGAAGTACTTTATTGTGGAAAAGTACGGCGGAGTATACATGGACGCAGACGTAACTCCTGCAGCATCTCTTGAACCGATAATCCAACTGAACAAGAAGCTTGTTCTGTGCCACGACATTGACGTGACATGGGGGTACATGGCGGTTGGATTCTTTGCAGCGGTTCCGCACCACCCTGTCCTACAGCGGGCGTGCAAGGATCTTTACGTGGCACCTCTGAATACAGGGGAACCACATTTTCATACTGGACCTGGATTGATGGGACGGGCATTCTGGAATACTCCACCTACGGGGGAGAAGTACGCTCTCCTGCCATATAAGTTCTTTTACTACAATACAGATCGCCCCGCCGACGAGAACTTCCCTGGAAGTAAGGACTTCCCCGAGAAGTTCGGAACCCACGAGTATGCTCGGATGTGGTCTTAACCGTGTTTTTCCTTTCGCACCCACACTGACGGTCCCTTACGTTGTGAAGCAAGTTCGGCGTTGTAATCATTGGCTGCCAGCATGGTGGACATAAACGGCTTGTTGTCGATCCACAGAGAATCGGCACACATGTGGAACTGGGGGTGGTCAGATGCTTTATACCAAAACACCTGGTCTTCTAATTTGTTCGAGCTCGACGAATTACAGATTACGAGGCACTCATAATTTTCTGTGCACTGGTCCATGAACTGACAAAACATCTCAAAGGAAGGAAACATACCTGCGTAATTCTCGTAGATACGCCGGCGGTTTCCCAGGATGTTTTCACGAAGAATGAACACGAAATCTACGTTGGTACGGAGATTGGGAGTAATACCGAGGGGGTACTGCATGGTAATCATGGTGGAAAGATCAAC